TGTCGGAATCTCATTACCGCTTGTGTCATACTATCCACCAAATCATCATGATCTCCATAAGGAAATGATGCACACTCTTCAATCACCTCTTCTGCGAACTTTTCGTCCGGCGCCCAAATCTGGCCACTCTCAAAGAGTGGTGACACAGCGTTAACTCTAGCATGTTTATCATTACCTTTGCTAGGAGTGTAATTTATAACAGGTATACCCATCTTTCGCAACTCATAAGTTAGTGGTAATCCAGAAGCTTTTGCTTCCACGATCACCGATTCTGGTTTCCAGTAATCATATTGTTCTTTAGCTTTTTTACGTAGTTCTGGAAATTCTAGTCGTTCTTTTAATGCATCAAGTAAAATTAAATTAGCAGGGCCATCATCGGATTCATGAAATACACCCCAAGTAGTAATAGCAGAATAATCGGCAGATTCTTTTTTAAGAAATGCAGTATCATAAGATTGTATTACATGCTCTAGTTTTGGAATATAATCTCTGTCCCATTTACGCCACCATTCACGTTTGATTAATGATCCTTCTTCCGACGTTGGGTTTTGCATCCACTGCGCGTTCCACTTACCAACACTCAAACTGGCTTTAACAGATTCTAATTCACCTAGTTTCCAATACTCTGGCCATACAGGTTTATTACTTGGTAGTATTGCAGGAAACTCAATAAGCTCCCATTGATCAGACTTTAATCCTTTTTGAGATTTTAATAACATCCCTGTTAGATCTTTCATATTCCATCTAGTCATTACAACTACAATAGTTCCACCAGGCTGCAACCTTTGACGAGGACCAGATGTATACCATTCATAAGCTCGTTCCATAGATGTCATATTTAAAGCATCTTGCTCCGAGTGTGGGTCATCAATAATAAGTAAGTCCGCTCCACGGCCCGTGATTGCTGAACCTACACCGGCTGCATAATATTCACCGCCCTGTTCGGTTTCCCATTTACCCGCGGCCTGTGAGTCTTCTCTTAATCTAGTTTTGAATACTTGTTTGTATTCCTGACTATCCATTAAGTTTTTAGCTTTACGTCCAAACCGGATCGCGAGTTCTGTTGTGTGGGTTGATTGGATAATTTTTAAATCAGGTTTACGACCCACCATCCAGGCAGGTAATAGAAAAGATGCAAACTCTGATTTAGTATGCCTTGGTGGCATATTTATAATTAATCTTTTTATTTTATTATTTGCAATGTCATTAAATTTGTCTGCAATTTCTTTATGATGTTTACCTTCAATAAATTCAGGCCAAACATGTTTTACAAAACTCAAGAAGTCATCGTGGACTTTTGTTTTTTGTTTTTTTTCAGAGAGTTTTAAAGCTAACTTTAGAAATTGTTTTTTAACGTCAGGTGGTAGCCTGTTTAACTTATCTTCATCCATAAAAATTTTTGTAATATTTTTTTGTAATATTTTTTATACACCCTTTTATTCTCATTTCGGTTTTATACCATGTCTATGTCTAAATCCAACCTTATAGACTAAATAATTTTCTGCGCCCCTAAAAAAGGGGGTATGGGGGTTTGTTTTGTATATATACATTGATATGCCTAGGGACCCCTCGGTTAGGGAGGGACCCGCCCGTTCGCAGGGATCCGGGGTGGGCCCGCCCGTGCACAGGAATATGGCCCTATGTATAGATAATACTTGACACACTACATGTAGTGTATGTGCTTACTGCATACATCTTGTAGTTGCGTGGGGAGTGTATAGACTCAAATAGACCAAACTATCTTATTGCTATTCCTTGCCCACGCTTTAAATTACATTATAAATCCGCCTTCCGCTGTTGGTAGTCCTCCCACGCGTCAGCGTCGGCCTCACTTGCGCAGTTAATACAGACCCTATTATTAAAGTCGGTCCATTCATCCGGCTTTGTAAATTCCTCACACGTTGAGCAGTGCCAGTCGTCGCTTAAGTTTAGTTCTAATTGTGTTGCCATGTTAAGCCTCCTCGTTAAATTGCGGCAAGTAATGCCAAAACTTTAGGGCCGCTGTTGCTGTTAGTAATAAACCTAACCAAGTCTCTAAATATATTGCGATAATAATTCCTAGAAACATTAAAGCAAAACACAATGCAAAACTGATTGCGGCTAGTATTATATTCATTCTCATTCTCACTCCTATTGTTATTGTTATGGGACAATCTAACATAGATTGTCCCATGTTGTCAACTGTTTAATTTACACTGGGTAAAGCCTTCAAATCTTGGTCCCAACTTAAACCAATTTTTTTAGATACTTGGTCCAGTGCAATAGCCAAACTGTCCGGCGTTCCGGCCTCCATAACAGTATCTAGGGCCTTCTCTTTTAGGTCCTTCAACTGCTTAAGTTTAGCGCCCTCCGGTCTTTTTTCTATTTCTTTAGTTGCAAGAGTTCTAGCCCATTCTCTTAACTGGTCCTCACAATCAACCAGCGTAATCTTATCGGCATAACTTGAACGTCTATTACTAGAATCAAAAGCATAGTTAAGCTCTTGATCTTTAGGCTTCTTTTTTTCAAAAAAAGTTAGAGCTGTTGCCCTTGCCTCTTCCAGCATGGCTTCCGCTTCTCTAAACTTTTTAATGATTGTATCAGCGCCGATCTTTTTAGACAGCTTGTCAACCGCTTTGTCTGTTGCCTCGGTTGTGAATTGTTTTACCAGTAATTCTTGATCTTGAATTAATGGATTAAACTGTCTCTTCACCTTGGATCTAAAGTGGTCCAGTTGATACTTTGTCATTGCTTTAGTCATTCTCACTCCTATTGTTTATTTATATTATGGGACAATCTAACATAATAAACAAAAGCTGTCAAATCTTTTATTTATTTATTTTTTTCTTTTTTGGGGTGGGCCCGCCCGAGAACAGGAATATGGTAGGTTATAGCCACCATCCCCAGCCACCGGCCAAGGGTATCATATAATCCCATAACAGTCAAGAAGTTTATTTTTATTTATTTGATTTAATTAGTTGATCATATGGGAATATATGTTATTAATATTTATTAACTAATAAAGGAGCAAAAATGAGTAAAGACACAACAGACACTATAAGATCACTTTTAGATATTAGTAAAACTTTAAAAAATTTTATTGATTTACAATCTACTAGAATTGACAGACTTGAAAAAGATATAGACATGATGGCCAAGATTATGGCACGTTATCAAATGACGCCCGGAGATGAAGCGGCGGCCGATGTTGATAAAATTAAACAAGTGGAGGCGTAATGGGATTAATTGAAACTGTAATAATAGTTGAAATTGTTTTAGTCCTTCATCACTTATTAACATCATGAAAGTATTAGACGCTAAAAAAATAACTGGTTCGTTAACGCGGACCAGTAAAATGCCCGGCCTATCTTATAGTTTGCCGGCGTGGGAATGTAAAACCGGCAGCAAGCTCCGAAAAATTAAAGGCAGCGTTTGCGCTAGCTGTTATGCGCTCAAGGGAAATTATACAAGATACAAAGCAATTAAAGCGGCGCAATATGTAAGATTAGAAGCGCTTAAAGATACTAAATGGATCGCGGCCATGGTGGCCCAAATCATTAGGCAAAAATATTTTAGATGGCACGACGCCGGAGATATTCAATCGATGAAGCATCTATATAAAATCTTTAGAGTGTGCGAGCTAACACCCGAAACCAGACACTGGATGCCAACACGGGAGGCCCAATTCTTAAGCCAGATTGAAAATCCAACTGTTGAAGTTCCATCAAATTTAATAATTAGAATGTCTTCTCACATGGTGGACCAAGGACCAGTTAAATTTTGGCCGTGGACTTCTACCGTGACAAGCGGGCAAGATTCAACTTGCCCGGCTCCCAAACAAAATAATTCGTGCGGTGATTGCCGGAATTGCTGGGACCGATCAATTGACAACGTGTGCTATGGTAAACATTAAAAATTTTGGGGGTTCGGACCCGTACGGTCTTACCAGCCCCCAATTTTTAAATAATTAATTATGCACGTTTTTAAACATCCGAAATATTATGAAGAGTTTAGAAGGCGCGCGAAGCGGCAACAAGCGCTCGAGCGTGCGAGCGAGCAAGGCAACGAGCAAGCGAGCGAGCGAGCCAGCAAGCCGCGGGTCACGAGCAAGAAGCGTCAATCAACAAGCGATTGATGTGGGCCCAATCATCCTGGGCCACAGGCGTGACTTCACGCAAGTCCTCAAGCAGTCCGAGGATCGAGGAGCTTCCATAAAGTTTTATGGACCGAGGGCCGGCGGCCTGGCCTTGTCCGACAAGTATGAAATTACGTTTTGTCATGGTAGAATGAAACAATATTTGATGGGGTGAAAACCTTATTTTTTTGTCATGAATCAGCTTAAGCTCAACCATAAAAAAACCACAAGTATCGTGGTATCCCAACAGATCCGGTGTACCAAATGATGACCAAGACTCTAGTCTTGTCCACTTAATTTCGGGTGTGTTTTTCTTTAAAAGTTTCCAAAGGTCGGACTCTTTTTTCATCGTAATTTGCCTTGTAAATTTGTTTAATTATTGTGCTTGCTGGATTAAAATCAAAATCTTTTACACATCCAGAAAGTAATATAAATACCAATATTAGAATCATTCTCATCTGGTTGACTTGTACGCCTACTTACGTTATAAGTCAAGTTATGGGTGTACCAGCAAAATTAACTGAAAGACAAATCAAGTTTGCAGAGTTATTAGTTTATAATGAAGGCAGACTATCTCCTGCCGAATGCGCCAAGGAAGCAGGCTATAAAACTAGACCTAGACAAGCAGCTAGTGAGTTAAGAAATCCAAAAATATCTCCATTAGTAGTTAGATACATAGGAGAGTTAAGAGCAGAGGTCCAAGAAAAATATGGTATTACATTTGAAAGACACATCACTGAACTTGCAAAAATTAGAGACGACGCTAGAGCTAAAGGAGCCTGGAGTGCTGCAACCAATGCAGAGGTAGCGAGAGGTAAAGCCGGCGGATTGTATGTAGATCAGAAACTAATTATGACTGGCAGTATAGATAATCTATCCGAGCAAGAGTTAGAATCTAGAATGAAAGATATTTTAAGAGATCACAAAGATATTATAGAAGGTACAGCAGAAGACCTACCGCCAGAAGAACCTGACACACCACAGAATATAAAAAAATTAAATTAAATTTTCGGCTTTGAAACAGTAAGGATAGTTTTAAATCTTTTAGGCTGTTGGATAGGAGCTGCGATTCCTTGAGAATCTGGTCCTTTAACTGGTGGAATAAGATTCGTTTTGACATAAGGCATGTTTTTTGTAAGTGTAGGATTTTTTTTCATTAGTGAAGTTTTTTAATAGATTGTATAACTGCAGTCGGAATTATACATGTATTGCCAATGGTGTCAAACGTGGGCTTATCTTTATTTAAAATGTAATCAGTAAATATTCTAGTGATACCTTTAGTCTGACTTAATAGATAACCTTTAGACACACAAACAGGAAGCTCTTCTTTTTTTAAATCTTTAGTATTAGACCAGCCAGCATCGCCTTCAATGTCCAGCCAATGAATCTCAACAAATGGATATGCAGATATATCATTGCCCAGAGATTTAGTATTTAGAGGAATAGTCTTTCTGTTTTTGGTTCTCTTTTTTGGCATAACCAGTTTTACTATAAGAGAAATATTTAGGCAATTTTATTTTTTTTGAAAACAAAAATACTTTTCCGCCCCGAGTACATAGAAATGGCGTATAATGAACATCTGTGCCACGGTGTGCCACTGGAAAACAGAGCAATGGCACAGCTATTAGTCAATAGTACCAACACTAATAAGCCAAAAACACCCCTTGTGCCACTGTGCCACCGACTTTTTTTTGATAGAAAAAAAAACTAATGCCCCCAATATTTCTCTTATGGTGGCACAAAGCCAAAAACCCGCGTAAAACTGCAGCTGTCTTGTTATTGCCATAATTACTTTAGAATGGTTCTAAAGATTATCTAGGTTAATAGTAAAGCTGTGGCTGATAGCATGCTTCGTCAACAGGTTATGAGTCATCTTCTCTTTGGTGTTGATGTCTACCTTGGGCCATTTACGATCCCCGCTCCACGCACACCCCTCATATAACCCCGACTTGATCAAAGCGGACCGATACGCACTCCACTTCTTCCACACCTCGTCAATATACTTCTTACGCTTTGGTGTCATTCGACCGGGCTTCTTG